TTTAGTTCTGACGGAACTTCTGTGACAGCGGAAGCAACCTCAACAGAGGCTACTCGTAGGGGGATTGTCACTTTCACACAAAACAATAGCGGAAAACAGGTATCAGTAAATCTGTTACAGGAAAAGGTGATAATAAATACTATCATTTTCAAACCGCAGAGTCATTATACCGGTTATTTTGTTACTGCCGAGTATCCTTTGACTTCTGACGTTTATATAACACTTAAAGGCTCTCGCAGATACAATACTGGCGGACCGGACATAGACGAAGATTTTACAGATACATTCAGATTCAGGAAAGGTGATACAGAAGGGGAATATTTTTACGACCAAATGGACCTTTGGCTGACTGTATACGAGATTGTTTCCATATCTCCAGAAAAAGATGAAGGTTTTAGGTATGTGGTTAAGATAGAGGAATATTCAAGTTAATACAAAATACACAAGGTTAATAATTAAATAAGCAACCGGACAGATAGTCTTGCCCGGTTGCTTATTTTTCTTATCAGCCAACAATTTGCACATCAAGTTCTATCTCCTTACCGCTTTCTTTTTGAGTGATTCTGCACCCCATTTTAGTCCCTTGGTCCATCCATGTGATATCCTGCCCCTGATAAATAAACCGCATACCGGTTGATTTTTTGTAAACATCAATAGAACCTTCCGGGTCTCCTTCCTGGGTAGATGCATAATAAGTCTCATATGTCCAGTCTACCTCCCTTCTGCCAATTATGACATGCCCGTTAACTACCGTCCGCAGTTCGCTGGTTATTTCTGAAACAGCATCCCCTTCTATGCCATTATGAAACCTTATCTCGTCCGGATTAGCTGCCAGGTAATACTCAGTAGTGACAATTCCGGCTGCTTGGGATAGAGAGACCTGCATGGATTTCTCACTGTCATTCTGCGTGAAAGTTATATAACCATTTCGGGTATCAGTTGCCTGGTTCTCTGCTGCCGTCACCGCAGTTCCGTCAGAACTAAATCCGTCCCCGGAAGCTGAAGAAGAATACCCGACGTTCTCCTGCACCCCGTTTTCAATGCCGTTAACCGTCTGGCGCCTGTACGAAGTCACAGAAACCTGTTTCGTACCGCCTATGGCATCAAATGAGAGTGAGGACGGGCTGACTTCAAACGTGTAGTTCCAACCTTCCGTACCTTTGGTCTGCGAGAGTGACACAGACACCTTTTTCCCACTTTCCGACTGTATGAAAGTAACTGTTCCGCCCCTATCGGAGAGCGTGTTGTTCTGCCCTGCAATCACCGAAGTCCCCGAGGTACTAAATCCTGTACCGGTAACGGAAGACGAACAACCCACGTTTACCTGTTCTCCCGTATAGCTACCATTGATATACTTGCGTTTGTACGAAACGACCGAAACGTCTTGGGTACCACCAGAGGCGTCAAATGAAAGTGTTTCCGGGGCAACGGAAAGTGTATATTCCCATGTGACCTCGCCGACCGCCTGGCTAAGTGAGACGTCCACCGTATTCCCGCTTTCCTCCTGTGTGAACGTCACAGTGCCGCTACGTCCGGATTCCGTACCGTTCTCGCTGGCGGAAACAGTAATACCGCTGACCGAGAACGCGTCGGAACCTGCCGTAACGACCGGGCTGAAACCGACAGAAACAGGGCTTCCCGAATCGGTGCCGTTAATCTTCTTCTGCTTGTTTGAAGTGACGACCACGTCCTTCGAAGCGGCAGCGCTGCCGAAGTCCAGCACTGTGGGAACTACTGTGAAGCTGTATTCCCATGTGACCTCACCGGCCGCTTGGCTGAGTGAGACGGTCACCGTCTTGTCCGAGCCTTCCTGCGTTACCAGAATCGAGCCGCTGCGTTCCGATTCCGTATTGTTCTCTTTGGCCGTCACCGCCACGTCCTCTATGGAGAATGTATCGGTACCGGAAATTACGGCTGCCGTATAGTCGACCTGTTCTGTTTCTCCGGTAGGAGCGCCACCAACGTATTTCGTACGGTAGGAGGTAATGGAAAGCCCTTTCACTTCTTCCCCTGCACCGAACGAGAGCGAGCCCGGGTTCACCTCCAGCGTGTATTCATAGCTCACCTGTTGCGAGAGGTCGTATTTCTCCTGCAGGGTCTGTCCGTCGTCAAAGACAATCATCGAGGCCGGATGCGTTTTCGAGTGGGTATAGCCTATCAGACTGTTCAGCCTGTCGCGCTCCTCAGCCGTAAGGAACACATGCCTGCTGTCCTGAATCACGTCTACGAAAGTCCCTCGCCTGTTTGTCTTGAGTTCTAGGAAAGGGACATTCTCCGGTTTGACGACGCTCGCTGCGGCGTAGTATTCGTAAGCGATAGGTTTCATGGTCCCATCCACATACTGGCGTTTTACCGGCGAGTTCGCCAATGTCAGGTAGAGGGGCATCGGAGTACCCACCATACCGGAAAACGGTACGACCTTGAAACTGTTGCCTCCATCGGCGTCAGTCCCTTCCAGTGCGACCAGCCCGGCCGTCAGGTTGTAGGTACCGTCGGTGTTCTTCGTTGCCCTGCATCCCTTGATAACACAAGGACCGTATTCCTCAAAAAAGCCGTCCAAAGCTTTCAGCGGTTCGGACTGCAATTCCAGAAAATCCTCCGCCGCCCATTGCCGGATACCCGGCACTTGTACATGTCTTTTCATTGCTGTATAATTTTATAGGTGATTAATGCCTGTTTGAATTTCTCTATATCGATTTCCACCAGGGTTCTGTCTATGCCTTCAGGGATATACACGATGAAGTTCACCCCCTCGAACTTGTCCCTTACCTCATTCTCCAGCGGTACGGGTCTTGTCTGCCTTTCGTCCTCCAGGCTGATTTCCGGCCACATTGTCCGGCCCTCGCTTTCCAGCCCCACCAGCAACAGCCCGTTGTTGAACGTCTCTATCCTGATGTCGACCGGCTCATTGTATTTCTTTCTCAGGTAACTCTCGAGGACCTTTACCTGCGAGTTGACATTTATCATCATCCGGGTATCCTCACGCCAGGCGGTGAAACTGTCAAACAGTTTTTGAAGCAAGGAAGCGAACACGCAGAGGAAGCCTATACGGACCGGCTGCCGTTTGTGTGGCGGCAAAAGCTGCCGGAACAGGTTCCTGCAATTCATTTTCAAATTCATGGTTCCAATACTTTTACGGATTTAAGGACAAGCGAGCTGTCCCCGTCATATTCAAAATATCCCGATTCCAGTTCCGCACAGATATCCACCGGCAGGAAATCCTCATCCGTAGCCCCCTTGCGTTCCATTGTCAGGAGGTTACAGGTCGTCACTCCCGGCACGTCCATAACCGCATCGATGAACTGTTGCCGGTAAATCATGGAGTCGAACCCGAGCGAGGACTTGAAGGTGTCCAGCGCCGTGAGAACGTCCCCGTTCACCTGTGTCAGCGGAGTGGCCGGGTCGTAATAGACTTCCAGCCGGTAACGTATCCTGTCCTCGGTCGTGGAAACGATGCTGGTATCCACACCCGCAAACTTTATGGCATCGATATAACCGGCGAAGTTGTACCTCTCTTCCAGCGAGAGCGGCACGATATTCCCCTGCTCGTCCTGTTTGGCTGCCTTAATGACAAGCCGGTTGGTTTCCTCGCGTATAGCCACCACTTTAACTATACGCGCCTGTTCGTCATCCTCTGGGTAATAGAGCATCGCCCTGTCCGGGTCGAACGACAGTTCGTGCCCGTTCTGGAAACGGTAGCACATCTCGGCGTACCAGCGCACCGTCCCCGGGGTTACCTTCTCAACCAGCGTGTCCACTTCTTCCCGGAACATGTCCAGGATAATTTCAAACGTATGTATGGCCGCCGCAAACACATACGTCCACAACCGCCACTCCGCCACCTTCGATGAGGAGAGCGTAAGCCCCGACTCAGTCTCGAAAACCGAAATGATAGCGTCCTGAATTTCTTTAATTGTCCGTGCCATAATCTTTCAAATCATAAGTCGTTACGTCCCTGTCTATTTCCCGAAGGATATTCTTTTCAATCAGCCGGCTGTCCGTATCGACAAGCAACGTGCTGCCCTCAGGCAGCGGCAAGTCAAAATAGAAACCGCCGTCGCTTTCCCCGATGCCGGCTTCCGCCGCTGCCCGTAGGTCATTCCCCATTCCGGGGTTATCCTGCATGAGCTTGCCCACCGCCTCACAGGTGCCATACTGTTCTATGGCAATGTCATATATCGTCTGGTTCGCCTTAACCGTTACTTTCTTCATACTCCGCCACCACATTATCCAAAGAGACTTTCGACACCTTCATGCCGTCCCGCGTGAATTCCTTACGGATACTCCGCAGCAGTCTGTCCGGTTCATTGTCATTTATATATTCCAAGGCTCCTACACCCGTTTCCGGGCTTTCCCTGTAATGTCCCTTATCCGCCAGCAGTATGTCCCGCTGGTGCTGCCCCGTACTTTCCGTATAGAGGATGTCGCCCGCCTGCAGGTCGATATCCCCGTTAGCCGTATGCCCGATATCAATCATAAACCCTCCCTGTTACGATATTGTACACTGGAATGTTCCCGTCACCGGTCCGCCCGTTGCCGGGGCTACAAGCCCGGTCGTATAAGTTATCTGCGCGCTTTTGATTGCATTCATGAGGGCGTCCGCAATCTTGTCCGCAACCTTGTCGATAGCCCCGTCCCGGTCATCGCCCTGCTGGTCCATCACCTGCGTAAACGCGCTTTTAACCTCTCCCTTGATAGTCGCTTTGTTCAATGGCATAGTCAATCCTCCAAATAATTAGACAAATCCTGCTGCACTTTCTGAAAATCGGTGATGTTAATGGGCGGGCCGCTGGGGCCGACACCCGTTGTCACCGTCAGTTTCTGTATGGCTGTCAGAAGGTCACCGAGCGTTTTCTTCAGCCCCGAGCCGCCCTTCTTCAAGGTAAGGCCGCCCGTCGTTATCCTCACGGTCGTCCGGTCCGAGAGGAGCGTCAGGGCTTCCGCTTCATGGGTGACCTTCGTCTGGCCGTTTGTCACTTCCAGCCTGTCCGCATCGATATGCACGCTTACCTTGTCACCTTTCCTGATGTCGATGTTGTCGGGGCCCGCCTTCAGCTCCGTGTCGCCGGCGGTAAGCACAATCCCGTCTATCTCACCGAACCGGCATACGAACAGCTCGTTGCTATTTCCGATACGGCATACAAGGACGGTGCTTTGCAGCCTGGGGATAAAGGCAAAGCCCTGCAGCTTTGAATCGACCAACGCGCGCAACCGGACGTCGAAATAGTCGACCTGGCCGTCACGCCGCACCGTACAGGTGAACTCCTTTTCGTCCACTTCCGTCACGACGGCCTGAAAAACGGTGTCCCCGCCTTGCCGCCGGTGAATGGCATGTCTGATTTCCTCTATATCCCTGTTCATACCCTGATACCGATTTCTATTTTCCTTCGCGCCCCGCCCGTCCCGAACGTCACCTCCGTACTTTCGATATAGTAGCTCCCGCCGCGTTCCCGGTAAACCGGGTCATCCAGCTGCGCCACCATGCCCGGCAGTGCATAGGGAACCAGGAAGGTTTCAATCCTGCCCCGGTAGCCGTCGAAGCGGTAGCGTTCCAGTTCTTCGCGGGCCAGCGCCTTCAGCTCGCCGGCGTCCTTCACGTCATAATAGTAGAGCGTTTTCGTCTCGCCGCCGTCCTGGCCGATTTCACCCTCTATCTTCGTGCCGTCCTTGTAATAGCATACGGCCTTTACCTTCAGCCGCACATCCTCCGCAAGCTGGTATTTCAGGTCATCGTCCCTGACGACGTTGTAACGGAGCCGGTATTTCACCGTCTCGCCCTGCACTTCGTGCGCCTTGCCCGCGTACAGGTTACCGTCCATGTCGAAGAATACGGCCAGGCCGTACTCCTTTTTCAAGAGCCCGAGCACCCAGCTGCCGGGCTTGTTGTTGATGACGAAGTTCTTCAGCGTAAGGTCCGTACAATACGCCGTATTGATTTCCGGTAAAACGGTGCTCAAACACTGTTTTAACGTGGTCTCCTTTCCGGAGAAGACACAGTTCACAGAGCGCGTCCGGTAATATTCGTCCTCGCACTCTATTTCAAGCGGGACCTTATAGTTCAGCCGTTTCACGTAGCCGGCAAACTCGGTGTTCAGGCTCCCGTCGTACCCCAGTTTGATTTCCACCGGGTCGCCTACCTTGACGGCCTGCGCCGTCTCGATGTACGTAGGCGCCTCTCCCGTATGCTTCAGCACGGCGGTAACCGGAACCTTGATTACCGCAGTGGCGGCAAGGCTGTAGATGCTTCTCTTTATCCGTACGTCATGTACCGACTTGAAAGAGACATTCCCGATTCTTATTTCCGAACAGAGCACGAACATGGCCTACTTGATTATGAGTTCAAAACTGCGGTCCGTCACCAGTTCCATTTTAAACATCTGGACTGTTTCGGTCCCTTTCATGTCCGATATGTCCATGCTGCGGATAACCACCCGGTCGTCTTCCTCGAGGAAGATGTCCGTAAGCGCACATTTCAGGATAACGGATTCATTGATGCCGTAAAGTTCGTTCAGCTCCGTCAGGGCCGCCTCCGGAAAATCGTCGGACAGGGCGACACCCAGTATGCTGATTTCGTAGTCGTCCAAGCTGATAAGCTCCTTGACGGAACCCTTGCGTCCTACCATGGGAGTTTCGACGATATTCTTTTTCCCGGTAAAGGATATGACGGCGTTGGGTATCTCGTACTCCCTGCCCTTGTGTTCCAGAACGACGGGCATGAAATAATATCTTCCCATGGCGTCCTTTTTACGGAGGACCGAACCCAAATCCGTATTCGTCTTCTCACCGGCCGCCTCCCCGTCGTACTCATATTCGGCACCGGGTTCCGAACGGTCTGCCGCGGGCAGCCATACGCCGGGATAGGGCAACCCCTTGTAGCCTATGACGTCCAGCAGTATGTCCTTTATATTGAAATTTCCCATAGTTACACTTCGTATATTTCGTTCAGCACGTTGATAATCTCCTGCCGGATGGTGTCTATGCCCTTGCCGTCAGTATTCTGTACATGAATGGTAATCTGGTCGCACACGCGGTCTATCCGTATCGTCCGGGGCTCCCTTTCGCCACGGTATCCGAACCCTGCCTGTTCCGCCACGGCTTTCGTGTCCTGCACCGCGTAGGCGTCGGATACGGAGCCGGCAGGTGCCGGAGTATTCATGGCAAGGGGAACGGTCATCATGGCGGCAATCTTGCGCACATTCAGCATGATGTCCTGCAGGTAGCCGTTCTTCTCAGGAGTGTATTCCTGGGCGTTCTCCGGGGCTTTCACCGCATCCGCCAGGCGTGAACGGGCGTCCATGCCCTTGCCGGACACACCGGCAGCGGAGGCCGGAGCACCGGGGGCGAAGTTCACCTGCAGGGGAGACAGCCTGGCGGTTGCAGCCGTATAATCGGAAGACTCCTTATAGTTCCGGGTGGTATCGTTCAGGTCCAGGACATTCCCGGACTTGGAACCTTTCCCGCCGGCAAGCTTTTTCATCAGGGTGTCGTAATCCACCTGCGGGGTAGCGGCCGCCGCCGGTACTTCCGGTACCGGAGAGGCGGGAACGTCAATGCCGTTTTTCTTATCCTGAGAGGCACGCCAGCTCTCGCTTCCGCGCCGCGTGCCCTTATCCCATGCAGCCTGCCAGTCGCCCCTCCGCTTCATATCCATACCGATAGATACGGGATTGGCGCCCAGCACGCCCTTGCCGATATCCGTGAAACCGGCTTTCGCCTCTTTGGCGACCTCCTTGAAATTACCTTTCACCAGACTTACCAGGGCGGAACATACCTTGCCCAGACCGCCCAATACCTGCTTGAAAGGAGCCACAATGGAATCGAGCAATACACGCCCGAACTCCTTGACGGTCTCCCAGCAGCCGTATATTACCCTGCGGAATCCCTCAAATTTCTGCCAACAGTAGGCTACGGCGGCGACCACTGCGCCTATGGCAGCCGCCACCCATGTCAGTGGACATGCCCACAGGGCTGTGTTAAAGGCCAGCTGCGCACCCGTAAGGAGCCATGTCGCGCCCGCCTGGATGCCGTCCCATACGACCTTGGCCTTTTCAAGCAGGATGACCGATTTTGTACGGGCGTAACTGATTAGCAGGCCGGCGGACAACGCCGCTATGGCGGCGGTCAGCCCCCATATCAGGGGATTGCCGTTCTGGAGCTGGGCATACCACCAGGCAAACAGGCTGCCGACAGTATCCACGACCGTACATAGACCGCTTAGGACGATACTTGCAACATCCAGCCCGGTGCTGACAAGCGGCAATACGAGTTCGCCCACACTCAGGCCTATGTTCTTGAACTGGCTCCACACTTCGGTAGCCTTCTGCATGGTGTTTCTGGAATAGTTCATGGCTTTGTCCGTCTCACCGGAGGAGCTGGAAACCTCGTCCATGGATTCGCGCAGCTTGGCGATGTCCGAAATCATGACGGCAAAAGCGCTTTTCGCTTCCTTATCGACCAGCCCCAGCTTTTCAAGCAGCGAGGACTTCTGTTCGTCACTGAGGCTGCCCATGACGCCTTGCAGGTCCGAGAAGATGTCCACCATGCTGCGTATCTTCCCGGTATCATCGAACACCCTCACGCCGGCTTTCTCCATTTTGCCGCGTACATCCGCGCGTCCCAGTACGGAAAAGGCATTCTCCATAAGCACGGCGGCGCGTTCGGCCGACTGGCCTTTTCCGGTCATGTAGGCAAACGTGCCGGCCACCTCCTTGTAGGCGATGCCCAGGTTGCTGGCGCCGGCAATCAGATTGGGCATGTACCGGGCAAAATCGGCGAACTCGCCGGCTCCGACGCGTTTGGCGGCAAAGAACGTGTCGAGCACTTCCATCGCCGTAGCATTCTCCTTGCCGACAATCGACAAGGTTTGCGCCAGTGCCGCCGAAACCGTGTCGAGGTCGGTAAAACCGGCCTTGCTCCCTTTCAGCGAGGCGTCCAGTATGGAGAGTGAGAGCTCCACATCATTGAGCTGCGAGTTTATCTTCTCAAAACCCACGGGAGCTACTAGGATGTCCGTCCTGTTGTCCCTGGCAATCTGTTTGAGCCTGTTACGGAGCTCCGCAAGCGACTCGCCCTCCAGCTGGGCGGTGATATTCACCTGTGCCATGCCTTCGTCGAAGCTCATGGCCGACTTTCCTGCAAATCCGACAGCCGCGGAAGCCGCGACCAGCGGGTTGCTTATCAGGTCACTGCCGGGAATGGCGGCGAAGGCTTCACGCCCCCATTTCTTGAACTTCCCCCCGTTAAGGGATTCCAGCCTGTCAATCTCCCTGTTGAGCGCCTTCATCTCCCGGTTGTAAGCCCGGATACCTTCGATGTTATCGGCGGGAATCCATTCGCGTTCCGCCTGCAGCAGCGCAATCTTCTCGCGCAAGGCACCCAACGTGCGCCCCGTCTCGTTGAACGTCCTGTTCACGCCAAGGTTTTTCTTCTCCAGTTCGGCAAATTTTCCCAGCATTCTCTCGGAAGTTACGGTAATATTGCCTATCTTAGCGGAAACCTTGTCCTGTAGACTAAAAATATATTCAAGTGTATTTGCCATGTTGGGTACTGTTATTGCAATCTACGTTATCGCCGGTTCGGCTTACTGGGCAATCCGGCTGGCTCCGGCCTTCCTGAAATGGGCTCTGGTTATCATAGCCATTCCGGTACTGGTCCCTGTCTCGATGGCAAGGTCGCTGCCCGAATATCTCAGTAAAGGGGGAAAGTGGTACCGGTACCGCTGGCTGGTCTATACGGCATTGTTCCTGGCAGCCTTGAACGTCATCCTATTTTCCCTGCCCGCATAACGGCCAGCGCCCATTCCGCCATTCTCACCTGGTGCGCCCATTCCTCGTCTGAAAGTTCCGTCGGGTCCATGTGGAGCACGGCACGGATAAGGGTGTCGGCCAGGAACAGCCAGCCGCTCTCGTTTCCGACCCGTGTCCCGCTCAGAGCTTTTTTAGCGTGGCCTCCTTTATCTCGATGATTTCCGCCAGCTGTGCCGATACGCCCAGGAACAGGGCATCGTCCGTCTTGATAGCCTCGTCACCTTCAAGCCAGCAGTTACTGAGCAGCACTTCGTTGTATTTCATCGGGTCCTGCTTGCCGAGGACGGCGGCCGCTCCCAGCGCCTTGCGGCCGGGCCTTTTCAGATAGGCCGTATGGCCGTCGACATCCACGCGGTATACATCGCCGTACTTGTCTTTCCACTCCTGAATCTTCTCTCCGATAGTCTTTTCTTTCTGTTTTTCCATTGTCTTCATTGTTTAGAGGGGTCTACAATACGTTATATTCCACGTCCAGGGCTATGAACGGCAGGGCGATTTCCATCTGCAGGTCGTCCACCTTCATGCCGTGGGGTATCTCCGTAATGGATACGTTCACCACCTTGTCGGTCGTGACTACGCCGCTGTCAGGTACGTAGGAGACGACCACGTCGAAATCGATATCGGTGATATCCTCGTAGCCCTTCTCCTGCGCGGCACGGTTCAGGGCGATAAGCTCGCTTTGCAGCAGGGTTATCGTGCCCTCGTATTCCTTCTTGCCCATCTGGATACCGCGGGCTTTCCTGCCGGCGGCGAACAATGCCTCCTTCTGGCGTTTGGACTTGTACTCGATGCCGCGGAGTCCGACAACCTCGCGCCCGAGCATTACGACATTCACATCAATCCAGGCATATTCCCTGGAATTGAAAACGGTTCCTATTGCTGTTCCCATAATCATGCAGGATTTTCAAGTGATAAGTTTACGGTGATTTCTCTCAGGGTGGCGAGCGGGACTATCTTGCAGGTGATTTCCATGTGCCCGTTGGCAAGGATATTCTGCGAGGGGTCGATATAGGCAGTGAACGAACTGATTTCACCGCTCATATTGGTGTTCACCGCACGGATGATGCTTGCCTCGAACGACTTGCAGACGGCTGTCGGAATGGTACCGGCATCCGGGTCGACCTCTATGTTGTCCAGGATTTCATCGACATAAGTACGGTATGCGATGACGGCCGCCTTGTCGATGACACGTCTGGAGCTGAGGTAACAGTAGCTGTCGGTCGTGGGGGCTGCCGTACCGTCGCCGCTCAGGTAATAACCGTTCTTCCCTATATAGGTACGGTAGAAGATGTAACCGGCATCATTCAGCAGGTTCAGGTGGCTGAAATGGTCTTCCGGCGTCCTGCCGTCGGTCATGTAGCCCGTAGTGGCTATCGCGCCGTCACGCACACGGCCGATGTTCTGGTGTACGGAGATTTTTGCCGCACGTCCCAGTACCTGGCCGATTGCGGCGGAATACAGCTTGCTTTCACCCACCTTGCCGTCCGAGGCCATAACGACCGCGACGCGGTTGTAGCTTCCTTCACGGGGCTGGTACAGACCGTCGGTCTCGCCAGTCCAACCGGTTGCGGGAAGCAACACCCGGAACGGGGCTATCTTCTCGAGGAAGTCGTCCGCAACCGCCTGGGCGGCGGCAATGGCGGTGATGACGTCCGCGTCGATGCATTCCTCCTGGGTCATCTCATACGCGGCCGGGGTATTGCGGTTGATACCCACCAGGCGGATACGTCCTGCCGCGGAATTGATAAGCTTCTTCAGGGGGGAATCGTCCGTGCTGGCACATATCTGTGTCAGGGTGGTGGCCTCGCTCACCACGAGCAGGTGGAGTTCCGCGCCTTCGCCGGCTTCCGTGTAGAATGCGGTAAGCTCCTTGACAAGCAGCGGGTTCGTCTTTTCCTCGATGCCGTATTTCTTCAGGTCCGTCATGCCGCCGAGCACATAGGCCTTGTTCAGTTCCAGCTTCTCCGCAACTGCGGTACCGGTAAGTACCATGCCGGCGATGCCGTCATCCGACAGCGTGACACGGCCCATGCTGCCGCTGCCGATTGTTATCTTTACGTTTGGTAAGTTCATTGTCTTCTCATTTAATAGGTTCTTAACTCGCCGCGTCCGATGCACCTCTGGTGCGCCTCGGCGGCTTTCTTATCGTCCGGGAATACAAGGCCGTCGCCTGTGACATGGAATTTCTTCGCACGCGGGTAACATCTCCGGTATTGTTCCAGAAAGTCCGGTTCCGGTCGGTCGGCTGTTCCCGCCACCGTTTTTTCCGATACTGTTTTTTGTTCTTTAATATCCATTCGAATGCTGTTTAAAGGATTTTTGTAAGGTGCCTTTTCAACAGGCGGAAAGCAAGGTATAGCAGTGAGACCCGTCCCGCCCATATCTGGAACCATTGCAGGCCGGTAGGCTCACGTACCACTTCCGGAGGCGGTTTTTCTTTTTCTTCCATGAGTTCCCCCCGTATACGCGTGTTTTCTTCCGTAAGGATGAGTACCTGGCGGGCCAGGCTGTCACAGGTGGCGGTCACTTCCAGGCTGTCCTCCGATATCCGGGTGACATTGACGGTGGCCTGCCCGCTGCGGCTGCTAAAGCCTGTGCCCACCGGTATCGTCTCCAACAAATTCACCGGGAATTTCGTCTTCGCTACGCTGGGCGGTACGGCTTCCTGCAGGAGAGCGAACCCGCTTTTGCTTGCCAGACTGTCTTTTAGGGCGTGGCTGCTCCGTATCTTCTGCGGGCTTCTGCAACTCGACGCGGATAGGGCAATCATCCCAGTGACGACAAGCAGTAGCGCGAGCCACCGTGCGATCGAGTCGGGCGATGGCCCTGTATAGTTTTCTGTTTTCATCTTGAATCTTTATTAATTCTTCACGGAGCATATTGATATTGTCCAGATAGGCGGCATCGATGTCGCCTCCCTGGCGTGCCTTGGATAACTTCCGGTTGCGGTACCAGTTTATAGCCTGTACGGCAAAGCCGCCGGGCACCGCATACATTATGATATTCCAAAGCACGTCCATTTCTCCGATTAATTATCGTTAATTACCAATCATTAAAGCAGTTTCCATCCCGCTTCCACATCCGCCATGACTGCCGGCACTCCGTTTTCCACCTGTGAAATGGCTGCGGCGAAAGCACACATGCTCGCTTTGTCGTTTACATCAGGCACGTAGGTATCCGGTACCTGCATCTCCCTGCACACCCGGCTGATATAGCCGGAAGTGTTGTTCTCCACGGGCGGCGCCCAACGGTTGATAAAATCCGTTATCGTACGGCAGCCACTGTTGCGGCGGTAGTTCTGCAGCAGCTTAATCAATACCCGGTAGCCGTATGCCATACTCCGGAACTGGCAGAACGACCTGTCCTGTGAAGGGCGGATTTCTCCCTGCCACACGGTAGTGGCAGAGAGGCGGATGTTACCCGGATTATTGTTTCTCAGTCCTCTGGCACTCATCCTCTTCCTTTTTTTCAGGGTTATTACTGTCTGCCGGAGCTATGGGGGAATCCGGGGATTCGGGAACGGCTTCCGGCTTTGCCGGTTGCGGCTGCTCCGGCTCTTCGGACTCGCTTTCTTTCAGTCTGGCAAGCCCGCGACTTACCAGGTCTTTTGCACGCTTTTCATCGACCTGCAGTTCCATGCCTGCCGGGTACTGCGTCTTATGGTCGAACTTGTCCCGGAAAGCGGAAAGGACAATGACTGTCACCAATATTTTTTTTGCCATAGTCATCCCCCCTTATCCTTCTTCCAGGTCTTCAGTCTCTTCGGCAGGTACAAAAGCCCCTTTGTCTCTCCAGTCCAATGCGATGAACTCCTCACCGAAACCGATTTGGGTGTCGGCCTTCATAAGCATTTTGAAGAAATACATCTCGCTGGCATTCGCCCATTTGTCAATGAGGATGACATTCTCGTCGTCCTGCAGGCTGACTGCTGCGAACAGGTTACCGTTCATCCCGCTGTCGCACAGGGTAGCCACGACCAGGCTGGCCGGCCACTGTGTCAGCACTTCGATGGCGATGCCCTTGTAACGTTCCTGGTTGACATCCGTGGGGGCGGTACCCTTGTTGGCAAGCTGCGTCAGCTCGTCATCGTATGTGTCGAAGTCTTCCACGCTCATCAGGATACGCAGGTTGGGATTGTTGCGCATGGTTACCGGAATCTGTGTTCTCAGTTCCTTCAGGCGCTGCAACATCGTCGTACCGACGCTTTTCACTTTCACAACGTCCGCATCCTTGGCTGCCTGTGTCAGGATGCCGTCCAGCAGCTGGCTGTCGGAATCGCCGTACTCACCGTTGATGTACTGATAGCCCAGTTCGTTGCCTACCTGTTTCAGAAGTTCCTGGAGCAGGATATTCTGCACGTTGGCGGGAAGCTGGCGGAACACGAGATTGCCCGTGGGCTGGTATTCGCGCCAGATATGTTCGAACGCGCGGGGGTTGAACAGTGTAAAGGCCATCATGTCCTTTGGCGTCAGCTTCTTCTCGCTGTACGTGAAATCGCCCTTGCTGTCAGACTTCTGCGGGTCCTCCTTACGCTTCTGCAGCATCTTGCCCGATTTTACGCGGGGAATACTGATTGAGCTGTTTACTCCGGGGATAACCATTATCAGCCCCTTGCTTACCAATTCGTTGCCTGTTGCGGCAAGAGTCAGCACGGTTTCCAGCACTTCGCCGGAATAGTTGGTGGTATTCAATCCTTGAATCATTGTCTTTTCTGTTTTTAATTATTAACGTTTACTGCCAATGGGCACTACATTTTCACTTTCTGTCTTCCGCGAATCTGCGGGGCGCTGCCGGCACTGCGTACGCTGCTGCCTATCTTCTTGCCGAAATAGGAGCTGCCGCCCAGCTTGACGTTTTTGGGGTCCTTGATTGGAATCATGGCATACTACTTTTTGCGGTTGGTCTCAATTTCTTTCTGGCGTTTCTGCCAGGGGCTCCCATTTTCGCCGGGAACCGGAGAACCCAGCCTGTCCTTCAGCAGTCTTTTCGGCTTCAAGGCTTTCAGTGCGGTCATGCCGTCCTTAAAGTTCGATTTCAGGATATTCCGGTAGGTATCCTTCTGGTCGGCACCGATACGCCCGTCCGCCACGGCATCCGCCACGGCGTTCTCAATCCGTTCCTTTTCCTGCTGTTCCAGCTTTTCCTTCAGCTCGCCGTTCTCCTTCTCCAGGTCATCGGCCTTGTCCGCCTTCTGGGCCGTCTCGCCCAGCATGGCCATTACCGCCGCCTCGTCAGCGCAGTTGGCGAAACGGGGAATTTTCTTAAAGTCTTCCAATTTCATCTTATCGGGGTTTTGTGGCCTTTGCTGTTCCAGCTCCAGCCGGTTAGTGAATATACGGTAGATGTCATCCGTGCTGCTCCCTTCGGGAACGGGCTCCACGTCATAAATGGCGTCAATCAGCCCCAGCTGCAGGGCTTCTTCGGCTTTCAGCCAATGGTCGGCGCCGTCAAAGTAGGTTTCTTTTACCTCCTCCTTGCCCTTGCCGCAACGTTCGCCGATGATTTCGGCAATGGTATCCTCCAGGCTTTCAATGGTGGATATCATGTCGCGCAGGTCCTGCTTGTTGCCGTAACAGCCGCCGGAAACGTTGTGCAGCATCATACGGGCGTACCGGCTCATCTCGACACGTTTCCCGCACAGGGATATCACACCGGCGATGCTGGCGGCGATGCCGTCGATATAAATGGTGACATTGCTCCTGCACTGGCGGATGGCGTTGAAAATGGCAATACCGGGGTAAACGTCACCCCCAATGGAATTGATGCGGATATTCAGGTTTTCATAGCTGTCCAGGTGCATCAGTTCGTTCACGATGTCACGGCTGGCTATCCTGCCTTCCCCGCCTTCGTCGCTGATTTCTCCGTAAAGCAGCAGGCATGCGGTCTTTTCATTCAATATGGATTTAAAAACTTTCATGCTCATTCGGTTTATTTGCGGCAAACTTACAGAGGCAATGACAACCCCACAAAAAAGTGTGTAACCGTTACGCGCAAGTACGCAGGCCATGCACCGTTACCTGCAACCCTTTCACCCTTTTTTCCTATTCACGGGCAGGATAGTGAACTTTGCGTAAAATCATAAAAGGACAAACGAGTATGGCAGAACTCAGCTCACAGCAGAAGAAGGATTACGCCCGTACTCTCTATCTCAAGGACAACCTTACGCAACAGGAGATTGCCGACAAGGCCGGCGTGACACGGCAGACCGTTGCAAGATGGATGAGAGAGGAGAAATGGGAAGAACTGAAGGTGGGGATAACACTCACCAGAGAACAGCAGGTGGCGGCACTGCACAGGCAGGTGTCGGAAATAAACCGTGTCATCAGCCAGAGGGAAGAAGGGAAGCGCTTCCCCACGACGGCGGAAGCCGATACGCTCAGCAAGCTGGCGACGGCAATCAAGAAAATGGAGACCGACGTCGGTATAGCCGACATCATCAGCGTGGGAATGAAGTTCATAAACTGGCTGCGGCCCTTCGACCTGGAGAAAAGCAAGGAGTTCCTCCGCCTGTGGGACGCATTTATAAAGGACAGCCTATGACGCAGACACAGAAAGACAGGGACATGCTCAGGGAATGGGCGGTGTTTTACGAGGCAGGGCTGCGCAGGCAGAATTCGGATGTGGGCCTGACGCAGGCGCAGATTGCCAAAGACCGCGCCAGGCTGGAGGCGGACCCGGTAGAATGGATAAAGTTCTTCTTTCCGGAATATTGCAGGTTCGAGTTCGCGGATTTCCACATAAAGGCCATACGGCGGTGCGTAAGGCATGGGGAATGGTTTGAGATGCTATCCTGGGCGCGCGGGCTGGCGAAAAGTACGACGGTGATGTTCATCGTAATGTATCTGGTCTTGACAGGAAGAAAGTGCAACGTGATGATGGCATCCGCCACGCAGGACAGTGCGGTACGGTTGCTCGCTCCCTACAAGAAACAGTTCGAGGAAAACGCGCTGATAAGGGCGTATTACGGCATACAGGTCAGTCCGGGAAACTGGTGCGCGGAGGAGTTCGTTGCCAAATGCGGGTGTGCGTTCAGGGCGGTAGGTGCCGGAAATGCACCGCGGGGAAGCCGTAACGGAGCCGTACGCCCGGACGTACTGCTCGTGGACGATTTCGATACGGATGAGTCGGTACGTAACCCGGATACGGTCCAGAAGAACTGGGACTGGTGGGAAAAGGCGTTGTACGGGACACGTGACACGGCCATAAAGACGCTTATCATATTCTGCGGAAACATTATCGCGCGCGACTGCTGCGTAACGCGGGCTGGAGAAGCGGCCGACCATTGGGATATAGTGAACATACGGGATAAGGAGGGGCGGAGCACATGGCCGGCAAAAAACACGGAAGAGGATATCGACACGGCACTCTCGAAAATCAGTACGGCCGCACAGCAGACTGAGTACTTCAACAACCCGGTGACCGAAGGAGAGGTGTTCAGGGAGATAACCTACGGGAAAGTGCCCGACCTGAAAAAGTTCCAGTTCCTGGTTATATACGGGGACCCCGCGCCGGGAGAGAACAGGAGCAGGAACAGCAGCACGAAAAGCTGCGTGCTAATGGGACAGCTTAGGCAGAAGGTGTATATCGTCAACGTGCGTCTGGACAGGGGGCTGAACTCGGACTTCATCGACTGGTACGTGCAGTTGCTCGAATATGTTGGCGGTAAAGTTCCGGTGTACTGCTATATGGAAAACAACAAGCTGCAGGACCCTTTTTTCCAGCAGGTGTTCAAGCCCCTGGTGGCAAAGGTGCGCAACGAGAGAAACGTGCAGCTATATATTCATCCGGATGAGGACAGGAAGACCGAAAAGGCCACACGTATCGAGGCGAACCTGGAACCTCTCAACCGGGAGGGGAACCTTGTTTTTAACGAAGCAGAGCGGGACAACCCGCACATGAAACGTCTGGACGACCAGTTCAGGCTCTTCACCCTCCGGCTCAAATTTCCCGCCGACGGCCCCGACTGCGTGGAAGGCGGACTTCGTATCCTGAAAAAGAAAGTACAACAATTGGAACCGGTGACGGTGATTCATCACAGCGCACGCCGGAACCCCAAACGATTATAGCCATGAGCAAATTCATAACACAGGAGGACTATGACGCCAGTATACACCGCGAGATACTGGACGCCCTGACACGCAGCGACAGCGCCATTGTCGAAATCTGCGAGGACCGTGCCGTTGCCGAGATGCGCGGGTATCTTAGCGGCCGGTATGATGTGGATGCAATCTTTTCAGCTGAAGGGGAAGCCCGGAACCAGCTTGTCCTGATGCTGGCGGTAGACATCGCCGTTTACCACTTATTCAGTATCCATAACCCGCAGAAGATGTCCCAAATCCGTAAGGACAGGTACGAGAGGGCCGTGGAGTGGCTGAAGCAGGTGGCGGCCTGCAAAATCGCCATTGACGGGGCGTCGCTCCTGCCGGATGAAACGCTGCGGCAAAACAGCCCGTGGCTGATGAAAAGCAACCCTAAAAGGGTCAATCATATCTAAGCATCGATAAAACGAAAACTGAAAAAACATGAACCTTAAAATTCCTTTTTTCAAGAACCGGAAAGCCGAAAGCACCGGGAAACGTATCACGGAAGGCAGTAATGTAACACGCCCCGGAGCAACCGTAATACTGACACAGCCGCACCGGTTCGGTATCGGGTTGAATGACTATATGGATGCAATCCGTAATGCGGAGAATGTGGACTTCACAAGCCGGGTCAGGCTCTATGACATATACAGCGAATCATTAATGGACCCGCATCTGTTCAGCGTGGTGCAGAAGCGGAAAAGCGGGGTGCTGGGACGGAAAATAGAGTTCCGGCGTAATGGGGTGGCCGACGACAAGGTGAACGGGCAAATCAGTTCTCCGTGGTTCCTGAGGTTCATCAGTGACGCGCTGGATGCAGATTACTGGGGGTTCACGCTTGTACAGTTCTATATCAATGAGAAAGGATGGATAGACTACTACATGGTGCCCAGAAAGCATGTGGACCCGGTACTGAACCTCATCAAGACCCGCCAGGCCGATATTACGGGAGAGCCCTTTGAGGAATATTCCGACCTGCTGATGATACGCGGTAAAGAACCGTTGGGAATTCTGGCCCGTACGGCTCCGTACGTTATCTATAAAAGAGGGACGATAGGCGACTGGGCCGAGCTCGCCGAGATATTCGGCCGTCCGGTACGTAAGTACACCTACGACGCTGCGGACCCGGAAGCGCGTAACGCCACACTGGAAGCGGCAACCGCACAGGGCGGGGCGACCGTGTTCCTTTGTCCGGACGGGACAACACTGGAGTTCGTGGAACCGGGAAACCTGTCCGGGAGCAGCAGTATGTATTCCTCCCTCGTCGACCGTTACAATGCGGAAATGAGTAAGGCGGTACTGGGAAACACGCTTACAACCGAAGCAAGCGAAACAGGGACACAGGCGCTCGGGACCGTACACAATAAGGTGGAGCAGGAAATCATAGAGCAGGACGCGTTAAGTATACTGAACCTGCTGAACTATGACATGGCGGAGCTGTTCGCGTCGCTGGGTATAACCCCCCGGGAAGGCGAGTTCGTTTATGTGGAAGAACCCGATATGGAGGGCGTGAAGGTGAAAGCCGGGCTGCTGGAGAAAGCCGTATCCGTATTCGGTATTCCCGTTGCTGACGACTATCTGTACGAACAGCTGCATATTGAAAAACCGCAGGAGTATAAACGGCTGAAAGCGGAGCTGGAGGAAAAGAGGATAACGGGACAGCAGGCCGTCTCCTCCTTCGCCCGGATGACACCGCAACCGGCAGGCGGGAAGCGGCCGCAAAACCGTACGGACGGTTTTTTCGTCCGGGCCCCGCAGGAGGAAGGCGGGGCTTTAGAATGGTGATGGACGAACTTTACTACGGCAGCCAGCAGCTGCCCGACCTTGACGACCTGGACTATATGGGCGATTCGGTGGCGCCGCTGCAATGCAGGGCGGAAAGTGGAGGGATGAGTCCCGCGTTCGTCTTTGACAGCAGTACGCTCTCGGAAGCGCTCACACGTATTTATTATGGTGACACTGATGTCAGGAGACAGGTGGACCCGGGGCTCTTCAACGAAATAAACCGTATACTCCACGAGGCTGAAAGCCGGGGAGTGGAGGAAAGCGGGACGGAGATGCCGGCAGCTTTCACGTGCAGGATGAGGGAGGGAACGAACAGCTTTTCGGCATTCAAGGCACACCGCATGCAGAATGACATTGCCGCACAGTTGTACGACCCGAACGGCGTTCTAAAGCCTTTTAAACAGTGGCAGAAGGATGTTTATCCCGTACTCGACCACCACAAGGAGCACTGGCTACGAACGGAGTACAATACCGCTGTCATACGTGCCCGCCAGGCGGCCGACTGGCAACGCTTCGAACGATATTCCGATGTGCTGCCCAACCTGGAATGGATGCCCAGTACGAGTGTTCATCCGGGGGGCGGACCATAAGGCGTTTTGGGGAACCATACTTCCGATAAACCACCCGTTTTGGAGCGCCCACCGTCCGGGAGACCGCTGGAACTGCAAATGCAGCCTTGCCGCCACTGACGGGCCGCCTACGGCAGCTCCACGTAGCGACCGGCCTGAAGACCGCCCCGCTCCGGGACTTGACAGCAACCCCGGAGTGGACGGGCGCCTGTTCAGCGACACACATCCGTATATCGCCAATGCATACGAGGGAGCCACGAAAGCCGCCGGCGGACTGCTGGAACCGGTTCCCGGAAAAGGGTTTGTACCGGCGGCAAGCATGGAGGAGGTCCGTACACGCCTCGGAGAAATGGGAATCGGCAAGATTGACACCGGCCTGCTTTCACTGGAACAGGCCAACAATGTGCTCGACGCGCTGGAATGCTACGGGGGGAAGTTCGAGGGCCTGAAAGAGTTCTCGGCCGTCAGCGGCAAAAGGATGAGGGAGATTACATCTGTCAAGGATGCCGGGGCCTGCCTTGTCACGGGAGACGACGGGTATCGCCTTTTCTACAATGCGGAGGGGTCGGAAACGAGCTCTTACAAGGCAAAGCTTCTCAGCCATGAGGAGAGCCTGAAACGTTACCGGACGAATCTTGAAAGCCTTAGAATGCAGCTTGAACAGACCCAGGAACGGGTAAAGAAGGCTAAGGGAAGCATAAAAAGAATGCTCAAGCAGGACGTGTCCAGCCTCCTCGACAATATTGTAAAGGTACAGCGGAAGATACGCGACAAGGAACGGGCAATCAGTAACGGCGAGGAACCTTTGTATGATGTCACTACACAGATGTATCCGAACATAGCCGACCAGCTTAAATCGGTAATACACCATGAAATAGGGCATTATATGGACCAACGCCTGGGAAAGGTCAGTGAAAGACTGAGGGTAAAGCCGGCTTCCACATACGGGAAAAGCGCCTACAGCGAGAATTTTGCCGAGTGGAACGCAATCTACCGTATGGAAGGTGAAAAAGGCGTTCCGGCCGAAATGCTGGAAGCCTTCAGGAAATATGACGAAATGATAAAAAAAGGCGGTGAAGGATGAACATACGGGAATTTAACGGCCTGCTCAGGCGGAAAGCCGCGGAACTGGACGGACTGGTAAGCCGCAGAATGCCGGTATTGGCAGGGAACATCGCGAAACGGCATATTGAGGAGGATTTCCGTAAGGGGGGATTTACGGGCGGGGGATTCCACCGGTGGAAAGAAACCCGCAGGCAACGTAACGGCGGGAATGGAGCCGCCTCGCAGTACGGACCGCTGCTTTCAGGCAGGAACCACCTTTCAGGCAGTATTAAATTCCGCCCGGGGAACAGGCTGGTGAGGGTTTATACCGACGTGCCGTACGCTGCCGTTCATAACTACGGGGGGACACTGCACCCTGCCGTTACGCCGCAGATGAGGAAATTTGCCTGGGCGATGTACTACAAAGCGGCCGGAATAAAGAAGGGCATGAAGAAAGGCGGGAAAAAACGTATGCTACTTACCGAAAATGCGCCGGAAGAGGCGCTCATGTGGAAACGGCTGGCGTTGACACCGAAGAAACGGCTCACTGTGCATATACCGAAACGGCAGTTCATGCCCGACGTATCCAGCAGTGAACTGGAGAAAAAGATAAGGGACAAGCTGGATGCGGAAATAAAAAGAATCATTCACCAATGACGTTGCATTATGGAACAACTATTTAATGAAATTCAGAAAAGGATTGCGGAAAACATGGGCGATGTACTCTCGCTCATTGATGAGGATTACGGCCAGTTGGAGGCGCTTCTTAACGGGGAAGACCAGTATCCCGTCACGTTTCCCTGTGTGCTCATAAGCATGCCCGAGATACAATGGAAAGACCTGAAATTCCGGGTACAGCACGGGGAAATGTCACTCACTCTCCGCCTGGCGTTCGACTGCTATGACGACACGCATTATGGAAGTACGCAGGAGCATCATGCCGCCCGGAGGATGGCGATGGCCGAACGGTTGAACGGTTACATGAACGGGGTACGGTTTGAAGGGTGCGCCACCGTAATGCTCAGGCGTGTGAGCCGGAGTTTTTCCCTGCCCGGAGGAATAAAGGTATATGAAACGGAATACGCCTCCACCGTATACGGAACGACGGCGGAACAGGAGACATGCATTCCGGACCGGCCGTCGCAGAAACCTAAAATAAGGATAGCTGGCGTTTCAGGTCTTCCTGCTGGCGGATAATGCGCGGGTCGGCACTGGCGTTGATGATGTTGTAGAACGTTTTTTCACAGATAGGGTAAACGGGATAGATGTAGCGGCGCAGGATTTCACGGTTGGAAAGACCGCTGCGTGCATGTTCGTCGTAGATACGGAGTATTTCACCCACCTTGTGGGCATAGCTCCTGCCGATGATTTTTCCCCTATGCTTGCTCATATCCGGATAGGCTTGGTTATTTCTGGAATATGGTACAAAGATATCCAAAATGACAATCCGATACAAAAAAAGCTGTCGTACTCCCATACAACAGCTTTTTCCACAATCCCATATCTTATTATCTGTAGAATATGAATTTATGCTCGACATAGATGCATTTGTTCTCCTTGCAGTACTTTTCGACAGCCTTACGCGTCCTGAATTTCTTCTCCTTGCCGTCCTTGCCCTTGACGGACGTCATACCAAGTTCCTCACTGATTTTCAGGGGAACGAAAAATGTTTCGGTTGTAAATCGTCTCATTGTCTCCTGTCTTTACCGTTCATATTGCTTGCCGCATAACACCCCAGAACCTTCTTATAGGATATGGTACAGACAATACTGTCGCTGTCATGTTCCACAAGAATGGTCCATTGTCCGGCTCTGCCGTCATTAAACACGTCCAGCCGGACCGGACGGCTGCGGGGGTATTTCTCATTCATCGCCATTATCCGGCACTCAATATCATATTTCAGTGCCTTGAGTGAATTTTCGTCATCTATCAGGTAGTGCTCAAATTGCTGCACGTATATCTGCAGCTCACGGCCTTTCCTGTTAACATTTGCGTAGGTTTTGATGTAGTCTATAAAATAACTCATGATTATTTTGCTGTTAATTAAAATATTCGGTGCTTTTAAATCAATCGCTTTCCATTCCGTTCACGAATTTCCGGTACTCCAGTTCTGTTTTGGCAAGGTTTATCAGCGTGTTCACCCCCTGGAATACCTGCTTTGCCTGTCCTACCGCTTCTGGAGAGGATTTGACAGCCTCAATCTGTTGGAGGACCGTATCACGTAACTGCCGGATAATGCCGGGGTTCACTGCAGATACCGAATCCAGACGCTTGTTGGCAAGTACGATTACCTGTGCCGTTACAGGCCTGAACTGTTCCAGCTTGGAGGGGAGGTTGATATAATTGAAGACAAGGGTCTTGCCGTTGTTCAGGTAGATTTCCACCTCATCGCCGTCATCACCGGTTCCCTCGCAGTAGCCCAGTACGACGACCTCCTCATTCCTGTACAGGTATGGTTTGTTCACCATTCCCTGAAGACGTTCGAGTGCGTTCATAATCGATTGTTGTTTATTGGTTGGTTATTGGTTGTTTGACTCATTGATAGCCCTCGAAAGGCGCCCCTTCAGATATATGAGCTCTTTTACCTCTTCGGGCAGGTTGTGCAGGCTGTTACGCTGCATGAGCTCGGCATTGCTGATGCATTCCAGGTTCTCCGGCGTGCAGTTCAGCGTGTTGCCGTCACGGAAAACGATATTGTGGCCTTTCGGAACCGGGCCGTGTGACTGTTGCCATAACAGCACATGTTTCGGTACCCATTTCCCCAAAGAGGCACGTACCCAAATATACTGATGTCCGTTTTTATCATTACGGACGCTCTCGGCACCGTCATAAAGCGTATTGCCCGGCATGTGGCCTTTCTTGAACATGGTGGTCGAAACTTTGGCATATACCTCGGTGCTCATTTTCTTACCCTTGTTGGCCGGCACCTGTCCCTTTGAGAAACGGTGTGCCGCCCCACTGTCGGCAAGCCGCCTTGACATCTCGCTGCGCAGTCTTTTTAAATACGCCGGGGATTTCTTTATCCCCAGACGGTCGGCAAGGCTATAAACGGAGGCAACCGGTATGCCAAGAAGAAGGGCTATCTCCTTGGTCGGACGGTGAGGGTACAGCCGGATAATTTCGGCCTTTTCGGTCTCTGTGTAAATATGCTTTTTCATGATTGCTGTGGTTTTGAAAGTTATTTTACGATATAAAGCCTGCACCCGGTCTTCTCCTTCGCCCTTAAGAGGAAGCTGGCGGCTTCGTCACTGTCGACCACCAGCCTGATGGCGGTAAGACCTTCCGTATTGGGCTTCTGCAGGAGAAGCGGGCAGGGCTGTCCGTAGTAGTTCCAGTAGTAGATGAACTCGCCCAAATGGAAGTTGTCTATCCGGACGATGTAGTTTATCGGGATGCGCGGGGTCATATTTCCTGCTTTTTACCGGAATCGGTTTTCACTTCCCCCTCCGGAACCCATTCCACCGTAACGAGACCTTTTACACGTCCGGTTCCGCCGCATTTCGGGCAGGATATCTTTACCCGCTCATGGATGATTTCAGGATTCCAGAACCAGCCGTTACCGTGACAGTAACCGCAGGCATACCCCGTATAGTAGCCTATGGTTTCTTTACCGGTACCGAAGCTCGGGGAACTGAGTACCAATACCTCTCTTTTCTCGCTCATGCTTCGATGTAATAGGTCTGAACAACCATGTGATTACGGAAGATATGTATCACCGTCCTGCCTTCATCCTGCCGGAGTTCTGTTTCCACAAAGCTGCGGCGGATGTCGCCTTTTTCCATTAACGAACGGATTTCAGCGTCGATGAATGATTTCAGATTACGGAAATCCTGCTCATTTCCTTTCAGTCCGGTGGTATCCAGCTGGCTGACCGCCAGCTGGAGCTTGAGAAGCCAAAGCGGCTTGTCATTGGGAATGCTTGACTTATAAGTTATCTTTGCCATTATTCTTTCTTATTTTGTTTTTAGTCTCATAAACAGCATGACTCTATCCCATAATATCAGATAGGCACTCCAATAATCTTGGAAGCTAAAATAGTACCAGCTCATTTGTATATACCATATAGGCAAATAAACAATGAATATGGCTAACCATAAAGGGAGTAGTATCCATCTAATTATTAGTCTAAGTTCGCTCATTGCTTTATTGATTTGAATTATTTTTTTGTGAATAACTTTCATACATAATATAAAATTCCTACTTTTGTTATAAACTTATTTAACATATAGAATTATGGATGAAATTATATCAATCTTGGACTATTTGGTTGGAAGTGAGGAAGTCGATTTTGAGGATATTTACAATGAATTGATACAACATTATCCTTCTCTAACGAAGGATGAACTTATGGGTATTGCTCTTAGGAAAAATTTATTATCTCCACAAGTTAAAGGCAAATCTCCAAAATTAAGAAGAAAAAGCGATAAGCCAGTTCCTCTTCCTCCTAACCAAAATCCTAACCAAAAGCGTTGAAAAAGAATAGGGACTTGAAAATTGAGTTCCTATTCTTTTTTATTTGTTTTGAATTACCGTTTAAACTCCGGTAAAACACCGAGGTATAAGTACTTATTATCATTGGTTCTATACACTGTTATGTAAAACAATACACTATCTTCACTTCTAATTACATCACACCCTTGAATAAAGTCTTTTGAGCAATATGCAGGACAAGTGATTTCTTCTATATAGTTACATAACCTTTCATCAATATAGTCACCCGGAGATAAAAACTCATCCAAGTCTTTATCCTGCTTAGCCCATTGTTTAAATGTCTTTTTCATTTCAGATCTGTTTTCCAGCCATTCAATCGGTAGACCTCACGTCGGGCTTCCTTTTTCGTGAGGAATTGCCCGACTTTGGTCCCGGTGGAACCGGTGGCGTCACGCCGGATACGGTACACCACCCAGTTCCTACCATGCGGTTGGTATTCGTAATATTCCTCAGGCAGATTGCTGCGCATCATTCTCTTTCTTGGGTTCCACATAGAACGTCTCTTCCTGTATAACCTGTACGCCTATCTTCGGGAAGTACTCCGCCACTTCCGGGTTGTCACGGTCCGCCAGCAGCTTATCTTTCGCAAGCTCGTCCGTTGTGCGGATATACTGCGGAAGGAGCTCCTTGCAGATGTTGGTTACGGCTGCCCAGGTGAAACCTCTCAGGTTCTTCAGCTTCGGCGTGCCGGTACGGAAACCGAACACGCCATGGGCGCTCTCGATGCTTTTCCTCTTGCTAAACAGTTCTTCCTTGTTTTCAAGGGCGTAACTCTGCATGATGTCGAAATTCCTTTCCTTCACGGCGGAAAGCTCCGCCAGCTGCTCGGCATACTTTTCACGGATACGTGTCATTTCGATATCCATCTCCGAGGTGAGGTTCTGTACCTTGGCATCGGCGGCCGCAAAATCCGCAAATGCTTGTTCCGCCTGTTCGCGGGTGATACCGTTGATTACTGTTTTCTTTGTTCTTGCCATAATAAATGCTTTTATAGGGTTAATAATGCAATTTCTTTCTTCTGTCCCGGTTCTGCTTGCGCCAGCGCTCCTTGGCGGCTGCCGTCTTGGCCGGGGTACTGTTTCCGTCCTGTTCCTGTTCCAGGTGGGCAAGGCGTACCTGCTCGGCCCTGTACTCGTCGAGCAACCGGTCGAATTCGGCTGCCGGAAGGGAAGCGGTACTTTCAATCAGCTTTCTTTCCAGGATGTTGATGCGCCCACGGCATTCAGCGAGCCGGTTCTCCAGTTCGCGGTAACGTTCGGTGGTGTTGTAAGCGGCAGGCATGGCTATAGGGCGTCGCGGAGTTTTCTGATTTTCTTATCCAGTTCACGGCGGCTGTAATAAGTGAACTTCCCTTTCTTGTAGCTGTGTACCAGTCCGCGGGAAGCGTAGCCCTTGATTGTATTCTTGCCGCAGGCAAGGTAGCGGCAGGCCTCGTTCTGTTTCATCAGGTCGTCCATGTCGGCGTCATCGGGCAACGGGAGCGGCGTACAGTCACCGGGAGCGGCCTTACGGCGTAACCCTGTCCATTGTTCAAGGCGCTCGATACGGGCCAACTCATCCTGCGGGCTCAGCCTTTCCAGCAGCTGCCGCGCCTCGTGCATCGTCAGTTCCCGGCTGCTTGCCGTACGTCCGCAGGTGAATTCATAGATACACCCGTGTCTGGCGTCCTCATCCATACCGATGCGGTGGAAAGTGGCGTGCAGGGCTTTGAGCTGCTGCGACGTAATAGGTTTATTCCTGATTGTTTTCATTATTCAAAATAGGTTTCTCTCCAAAATAAATTTCCGCCTCTTCCGGCCAGACATCATAATATCCCTTGGGACCTATGAAACGGCCATGGGAAAAGGCACGTTTGCCCTCTACGTAGATTTTCAGTGAAGCGTTGTACAAAACCTTTTTGGCTGTACGCCCGTCCGGATTTTGACCGCTGGCATGGCTGATGAAGACAAGCAGCTTACTTCTGTGCTGCTCCTTGAACTTAAGAAACTGGGGAAAGCTCATGTACGTGTATTGGAAACTGTCTATCACCACGAAATCCGGTGATTTCTGCCGTTTCAGGCGCAGGCTGAGCTCGTCCATCGATTCGCAGACCAACAGGAAACGGCGGTTCGCCTCCAGCATGTTGCTGCGCCGTACGGTGTTCTGCATGGTCAGGCTGATACCTTCTTCCAGGCTGTTGTAGACTACGCGGCCATATTTGCACAGCTCCTTGCAGAGTTTCATTACAAAAGAGGTCTTTCCGCTGCCCGACTTCCCCCAGACTATCCATACACCGCGGCTTTCGGGAGTACCGAAAGCATCGTACCATTCACCCTCGAAAGGGAGCGTATCAAATTTCATGGACAGCAGTTCACGTACGCCCTTGGCATTACGGGCAAAGGTCCTGGCATCATTCACCGCTTCACTCATTGTTCCGTACCCCCTTTCATCCGCCTGGCTTCCAATATGCGCTTGCAGGCATGTACGACCCGTTTCACCCGGCGAAGGTCATATTCCCCCTGCTGTGCCTCACGCAGTACACGTTTTACCTCTGTCGGTTCGGTCAGCCCGTTTGCCTGGCAGATGGCATACACATCCTGTTCCGTGGCGGCACTCACATCGAAGAACTTGCGGCCGATACGGCTGTTTATCTCCTTGTACCCTTTCTTGTTATAGCGCAGGCCGTTCTCCACACGGCGCTTGATATAGTCGGTGGAAAGAAAGATGATGCCCGCTTTGTTCTCCAGGCGGTTGTATATGCTGATGAAGTAAGAAAATACACTGTCCGTCAGTTTGTCGCCTTCGTCAAAAATGATAAGCAGGTTCTGCAGGAAGGCTATCATGGAAATGGCATATTCAAGGATGTCACGCAGGTTGGGCCCGTCCACCGGAGCGCCGACCTGCCTGGCGATTTCCCGGACGAAATCGCTCTTTCTCATGTCTTCGGAACAAAGGATGTAAAATACATTGCGGTGTGTACGGCGGTACTCGATGGCGGCGGTCGTCTTGCCGCAGCCTGCATCGCCCACCACCCAGGTGGTGTTCTTATAGGCCTGCGCATCGGACATCGCAAAAGTTATCCGCTGGAAGGCGTTACTTTCGGTCAGCGTCCAACGGTCCATGCTGAAACCTATCTGTGCGGCTATGCGGCTGAACATGTCGTCGCTGATACTGGTGTACTTCCGGTTACAAATCTGTGATACGGTGGCGGCGCTGACTCCGTTCAGGCTTTCGCTGGCACGGTTCTGGCTGGGATAGTTGCCGCAATATTCCAACAGTACGTCACGGATGGCGTCTTTGTCTTGTTTGCTGAGTTCTTTCATTTTTGAATGGTATTTAATTGATTATCGAATACTGGTTAATTGTCATTGAGGAACGACAGGTACATCTCGGCTTCGGTCATTCCGGAAACCAGCTTGGTGTATTCACCCGGGGAGGTAATGCCTGCGGGGGATTCCTCCGGTTCGGGCTCGTAGGTTCCGGGACCCACACCTTCGGGATAGGCAACCGGAGCTTTCAGTTCCTCATTGGCATACTGTTCACGCTGCCGCTCCATGCTCTTCCGTGATTCACCCACCGGAAAGGGCATTGCGAGTCTGGTATAGGCCTCGCCCATGCTCTCTTCAAGCAGCAGCTCCTCGCTGGCGATATAGTGCCCGGCGAGGGCGCGTTTTTGGGCGCGTATCTGGGCATAAAGGCGCTCGCTCTCCTCTGTGCTGCGCTCAGCGGTAGCACGGTGGAACACGACTTTCGGGGTGGCGGTGGCGGCATATTTCAGCCTGTCGCCCGCACAGACCTCCCACAGCTCTACGGAGGTCATGTCCATGGGGTCGTATTTGTAACGGAAGCTGACGCCCACATTTTGCATGTGGAAGCCCATATCCACCTGGCCGGACTCGTCGTAGACCATGTAGCGGTATTCCTTGTTGTTGCGGCTGAAGACGAATCCCTGTTTGCCGTACTTCACGCTGTCCTTGCTGAGGAGCTTGAAGAGCTCCCGCACTTCGTATTCGTCCAGCAGTTCGGCTTTCGGGCTGTTGAGGGTGGTGTACATCTCCATGCGGGTCATTCCCGTTTCGCTGGTGGGATGCCGCATGCCGTTCCATTCACGGAGGCATTCCAGGTATTGCTCTTTCATCTCTTCCAGGGTAGGAAGCTGCGAGATGTTTTTCATTATCAGGTCGATGTTGACACGGCTGCTCTCTTTGGTGGCGGTCACGTTTTGCCCGGTATAGTTGTAGAGCCTGTGCATCACCTGCTGCTGGAAACGCCCGAAAGCGCTTTCTATGGTCTTGCTCTGGCCGTTGTGCGGCATGGTGATCTTGTGAAGGTGGCATATTTTCTTGAAGAAGGCCTGCGTCTCCGGTTTCTTATGGCCGCCCTGGTTATCGGTCACTATCTCGTAAGGTTTGACCTTCCACGTTTCCAGGGCCATACGGTAGGCCTCATATTGTGTAAGGAAGTTCTCCGCACCGAAGGAGTAGCCCAGGAACATTTCCGAACAGGCGTCCATCACCTCGTACACATCGATGGTACGTGCCACCATACGTTTGTTCTTCTTGTCGTAGTCCTTGTAATAGAGGTTCAGTTTCGTACCGTCACCGTACCATAGAGTATTGGGCATCTGCGGAAGCTTCGTATCGAACTGCGGCATGAACTCGTTCTTGAAGGCGATTTCACCATGTACAACGCCATACCACCACAGTTTGATGCCGGTCTTGTAAAGATAGTTGATGACCGTCTGGGGGGATTCTACCGGTTTCAGCCTGTCTTCCTCACGGGTGACACGCGCATTGCGTTCCGCCACAATCCGGTTGAACTCATCGAATATCTGCACGTCGGTATATACCGGAAATTTGCTCCGTTTCAGCCGCAGCAGGATACGTCCCTCACGGGGGCCTATCTTGCGGGCGCTCTGGTTGCCGGTAGTACCGCTTACCAACGCCACGTAGCCCCGCTTCTTGTAGTCCCTGAACTTTTCCAGCAGGCGGGATTCGCTTTTCGGAAGTGTATGGTTGAAAGATTTGCGGAGCTCTTCACATAAGGATATGACGGTATTGCGTACCAGGCTTTTGTGGGTATAGCCGTATTCGCTGTGCTTGTTTTGCAGTCCGGTTTCCTGTATTATCATGGCATTCATAACTTTGGCGTTGAGTACGTATTCTTTCTGCCGGTCTATGGAAATCTTGGGAGTATAGGTCTTGTAGAATTCAACGGCCTTGTCGTCGCTTTTCAGACGGATGTTCATAGGGCTGGTTTGTGATTTCTTGAGTTGTTTTTTAATATCAGGCAGCTTTTCTTCTACAACAGAGCGAAGTGCATCCGAAAGAGTTTCATAAGCTACAAGCACTTTACGTCCGTTACCGCCTTTCTGCAAAACCCGAAATTTGCGTTCACGGACATGTTTATCAAAATTGGATTTACTCATAATACCACTACGAACAAGTTCATCAAACGTTATGCATAGTGTCTTTCCAAACATTTCCATAATCAGAAACTTTATACATTTCAACTTGTGCAGGCCCCGGCATCGAACCGGAGCGAAAGCCACCCGTTACAGGCTCTTTTCCTGCTCTTTATTGGGGATACTCATCGAAATACCAATCACTGCAGCCAATGCCACCATGATAAAGGCGCTTGTATTGTCTCTTTCTGTTGCATCCACATTGCAACCCAACCAGAAACCGTAAATCAAACCTACGGCAATAGCGATTTTTTGGATTTTTCTTAATGTTTTCATATCGTAGAGTTTTTTTGTCTTTGATTTCAATTGAAAATCTATCCCTATTCATCCCGAACCGAGATAGTTTCGCTACATTTGTAGCTGTCTAACTAATACTAATTTTAAAATCAATCATTATGGGGCAAAGTCTTCTTTTATCGGATTCTTTCTATCGTTTTGATTTATGTAGCTGGACACAGACTAAAGGACGGGAGCGCAAAGAAACGCTTGGAGAATCCAAATAAGAATATCGCCCATATTATGAAATTACCGAATCGTCTGTTATTACTGCTTTCACATTTCCATGAGAGTCCAGTACCTTTACTGGAGAAACAGTCACATTCTCGTCACTCAACAGCCGCCCGCCAAGTTCATGTACAGCTACATGCCGCATCCGCGCCGCTTCAAGACTGTTCCGTTTAAAGCTCATGGCAAGGCTTACACTCGGTTTAGTGGTCTTGAATACTTTTACCAGATATTCATAAGCGGCAGTTTTCTTTCGGGAATCTTCCCAGTCAATCTTTTTCATGTCTACTATGCTTTAATGTTTGTCAGTTTATCTACAAGCGTCAGGCGCAGTTCTTTATCCTCTATCCGAGCCACGTCGGCAAGTATATCCACCAGACGTTCCTTTGTCAGGCGGTTGTGGTTGCGTTTCACCGGTTCTGGAAAAAGGGAGAGCTGCTGCACCTGGGATTGTATCCGGTAGGCTTCATCAATCCTGTTCACGACTAAGTCCTCTGCCCAGTCACGGAACATTTTCGCCCGTTCGCTCTTGATGAAGAAGCCGAGACGGACAATACCACGTTTAGTCCAAAGAATTTGCTTGTTTTGAAGATAACCGCCTGATTTGCACCCTGCGTTGGAAATACCAACGCTCGTAATGAAGTGTTTTCCCTCTATTAATTCATCACGATGGTCGTGCTTCTGAGAACGTAAAGAGGAGGGGTTAATTCCAAATCCTTTTGCCGCTTCATTTGTTGTTATCAGGAATTCAAACTTGTCATCCGGAAATATCTCGACCGATAAGTTCTCCGAAACGTGTTCTAAAACCTTTTCCATACTTATTATTATTTAAAGTTTAATGATTATCTTTATCCGCTGTAAACGATTATACATGTTGCAAACCATTGATTACGCTGCAAACTTGCAGAATATTCTGATATGAACAAAGAAAAAGAAAATAAAAATGCAGAAATTTCTGCAAGAATAACAGAAATCCTGCAATACACGGGTGATACACGTAATGGATTCGCTGTAAAGCTGGGATACGAGCGTGCACAGACTGTTTATGACGTTATTAATATGAAGTCTGCACCAAGTTATGACTTCTTTCGTCGTTTTTCAACATCAGAATATTCTGATATTATTGATTTAAAATGGCTTCTTACTGGTGAAGGTGCTATGCTCCGTACTAATGATGTGTCAACTCCAGAACCACTCCCCAGTATCAACCAGGAATATAAAGGTGCTCCTTATTATAATGTAGATTTCATAGGTGGTTTTGAGTTTGTTTCCAATGACCAGACGCAACTGCCGGACTATTATATAAACTATCCGCCATACAACAAGCCGGGAGTAATGTGGTGTAACCTTACCGGACATTCCATGGAACCAGAGATAAGCAATGGAGACGTAATAGCACTGAAAGAGGTTAAATCTCCCATAGAATACCTTCCTGCTGGCGAAATATATGGTATCATAACAGATGATTACCGTACAGTAAAACGTATCCGTCCTGGTGAACAAAAAGGTTTTGTGCGTCTCATTCCAGCAAACAAGTCCCCTGAGTTCTGCGAACAAGAAATTCCAGTCGAAATGATTCGGCGGGTATTTGCTGTTTTAGGGAGTATTCGTAAATTCTTTTAAACAATGAGAGGTTGTGTCAACATTTTGACACAACCTTTTTTATGCACAAAGCCCAGACTTTCCCAAGCCCGGGCTTTGTTATTAGCCAAAGTTTATGTAACTTTAGGCATCAGTTTTTTCGTTATGGCAAAGTTACATTTTCGTCCTTACATTCCCAACCAAACGGTTCTTTTTCCACAAAGAATTGATGAAAACATAGCTGCGGGCGACCCTGTCCGCATAGTCAATGCAGTTGTTGACAGTCTCGATCTTGATAATTTCAAGAAGCTTTATAAAGAAACGGGGCGCTCAGCTTA